TACAATTTCCTCGTATGTTAACCATATTTTTCTCTGATCATAAAAATCAGATTTGTCCCAAACTATATCATTTTTTCCCAACTTGTCAATGATTGCATCTTCCAGTGGTTTACCTTCACCAGTGGCTTTGACATCAAACTCTGTCCAGTATCCATATGCTCTAATCTTGATTTTGTAGGGTTTTTCCATAGTTTTTATAAGTTGCAAAAAAAATGGGGCCGAATTGTGTCCGGCCCCATTAAATTGTTTAGTTACTGATTAAGCACCTGGTGATGCAAAAATACCTCTAGGGTCAGATACACCAAATACGTATCTTTCTCTAGCTTTGTATCTTACATTGCCAGTATCGAAGTCGCCTTCCATTTTAGTAGTCAATGGAGCTCTTTCGAAATGTTTCATACCATTTGGCACGTCTGTGATTAGATAGAACGCATCTGTGTCTGTTAGGTAGTGATTAATAGAGTATCCTCCAGGAATCATTCCCATGTTTCTTAATGCGTTAATATCATTGTCAGCAGTTCCAACTCTACCAGCAGAATTCATAAGTCTGTCGGCAGTAAATTGAAGAGCAGATGGTATTACCATTCTTGTAGCTTTTGCAGCGATCTTTAAACCTCTTTCATCAGTAAGCGCAGCAATGTCAATCATCGCTTGCTCTAATGAAGTTTCGTTTAAGTCCGCAGCAGTTGCTAAAGTATTGCTGAAAGATCCAGCAATAGTTGTATGCGCAGTGTTAAATAAAGTAACACCGTCACCTGAATTGAAACTTCCTCCAGGTAAACCATTGTTTAATGGTGCAGCTGCTTTAACTTGTTTAGTTTGAGCCATCGATCTTGCTAAAGCTTTTGTATATCTAGAAGCAAGTCTGTCATACAAGTTGTC